GCGTTAGCCTTTGTAGTAGCATCTGTTGCTGCAGTTGAAACTGACGCTGCATCCCCTGAAACTCTAAGTGCTGCTTCTGCTGCTACCTTAGTTGTAGCATCTGATGCTGCGGTTGCTTCTGCTGCTGCCTGTGCTGCGCTAGCCTTTGTAGTAGCATCTGATGATGCGGTTGCTTCTGCTGCTGCCTGGGCTGCTGCTGCTGCACCTGATGCATCAAATACGCCAGACTTTACAGATAATTTTCCAGCACCACTAACTTCAAGTTGTGTTGCTTCTACGGATTTTACAAGAGCGGCGCCGCCAACAAGGTTGAGTATATAAGCATCTCCGCCTGTTTCTGTAAGTATATTTTGACCATTGATTGTACCTGTAGCACCCTCAACAATAAGTCCTTGTTTAATTCTAAAATTCTTATTTACTGTTGCCATTGATATGACTCCTCTTATTGCTTATTTTTTAATTGCTGTTCTGTAATATCTAGCTGTTACCGCAGTAGTTACAGGCCTAATCTTAAAACTAATTATACCTGAACTTTCTTCAAATGTATAAGTGAACAAGTTACTATCTGTATTTGAGATGATATTGGACTCAGCAACGCTTATGTTGGTTCCGTCGTTTAGCACCATTAGTTCTGAAGAGTATACAGAAGACCCTCTTGTTATTTGAATTGTGTATTTTACTGTCCCGTATACAGTTTTTGTAAATGTATCTAGTACTGTTGAGTTTTCTATATCACAAACTGTTGCAGAAACATCATTGTTTCCGTCTAGTCCAAGAATCTCTGTGGTGGCTGCACTACTTGAGCTTAGGCTAGCAATTTGATCTTCTACTGAAGAAACTTTGTAGTCTAATGAATTTGGGTCTGTTGATCCATCTTTTCCAACTTTGGTCTGCAAAGCTTCAATAGAATCATTTGCATTTGCATGTTGCTGCGAATGAGATGGTGATGATAGTGTACTTGTAGATGTAGGGTTTGTTAATACATCTAGATTTGCTGGGAATGATGTTGCCATTTTGCCTCCAGGCAGTGTTGCATGTTATCTAATTATACCGCATTTTATTTATATTTCGCCGCCATCAAATAAAGTTAATTCAAATAATGTAGGCGTTGCATCTTGTGCTGAAGAGGGTGTTCCACCTTCAATAGAATTAATGATTGGAAGCTCTTCAATTACTGTAGCAGGATTTTCATTATTAATTTCTTTAAATGTTATTGGGTTTTGTATATCAATTGTATGAACTTCTCCATCGTATGTATGAGTGTGCATGTAAAATGGAGTTGGATCTGTATTGGATGCTATTGTTACCCAAACAGTGCCATTATGAATTTTTAAGGCTTTGTCTGTTGTATTAAAGAACACATCACCTGCCGACCCAGAAGGGTCGGCGGTAAGTGTAGTTAAATTAAGTAAAGACTTAAATTTTCTTGACATTTTATCCTACAATAACAACTCTGTATTCACCAGCAGTTGGAGCTGATGCAAATTTAACAGTTACTACTGAATCAGATGTATGTTGTACATCTGCTTCTATTTGATTATAATCTGCATTAGTTTCAAATATTTGTACTGTAAGATCTTTTGTTCCTAGATTGTGTGTTACTGTATATGATATTGCTGATCCATCACCAATTGTTGTTGCATACTTTCTTGCAATATTATGATAATTACCACCAACCTGGCCAATCTGCCATACGTCAGATGTCTCATTCCAAAGAATTTCAGCATCTGCTTCGTTGCCACGCTCTACAAGAATTCCAGCATCTGCTGTTGGAGTTCCTGTTGCATTGCTATTAAGCTTAACCTTATTATCTTCAATGTTAATCTGTGTAGTATTTACAGAGTTTACTGTTCCTATTACATTAAGGTTTCCACCTACCTGCAAATTTCCAGTAATTTCAACATTGTTTGGTAATCCAATTGTGACTGCTGATGTTTCTGAGCCTGAGCCAGTAACTTCAATTTCATTTGCTGTTCCAGCAATTGTTGCTACATAATTTCCAGTTGTATCTGTTCCTAATTCAACAGAGTTTGGCTGTACTGTAGTTGTAATTGTTACATCGCCAAGATTTGTCATTGTTGCAGAACCAGTTACATCCCCTGAAAGAGTGATTACTGGGTCTTTATTAAGAGATACCTCGCCACCTACAACAGTAAAGTCGCTTGCATCGAAACTTGCTACACCCTTATTTGTATATGTTGCGTTTTCTGCTGAAATTGTAATTGTATTATTTGTTACAGCTACGTCAATTCCTTCTCCGCCAGATACGGTTAGTGTATCTGAAAGCAGGTCTACTGTATCTGTTCCAGTGTCTCCTGCTATCGAAAGGTTTGTTGCTACGTCTGCTTCTCCTGCTGCAGTTAAACGACCTTGTGCATCCACTGTAAATGTTGGAATTTTTGTAGATGAACCATATGAACCAGCTGTTACTGCTGTGTCATTTAGTGTTATTGTTGTTGTGCCTGCTGCATCACTATATGTTGCTGTAAGCCCTGTGCCACCCAATACGGATGAACCAATTACGTCTTGAATTACTTCTGTAGATCCAGACGCTGGAATCCAGTCTGTTCCATTGTAGAAATATAGAACGTTTGAAACATTGTTGTAGTAAATTTGACCAGCAACTGGACTTGATGGTGCTGATCCTAAGTTTTGAATTCTTGCATTTAGCAGCTCATTCTTATTAAGGTCTAAGCTGACCGCATATTTTCTTGCCATTTCTTCTTCTCCCTTTTAAGACAGATGTGCTGTCCCTGAAAATGGTTGAGCCATTGTCAGTGTTATTTGATTTATATTATTGTAGTCTATACCAGTTTCTAGTATATCCCCTGCGCTTGTTTTTACTGTTACGTTTGGATAAAACCCTAAATTGTGTAATACTATTACGCTATACGTATTATCGATAGGGCCTGTAACTTGTGATAGTTCCCACGAGTATCTAAATGAGTAATCTGTAGGTGGGTTATTTAAAAGATAGTTTTGTGCACCAGCCCAAGTTTCATCACTTGGTTTTGGTCCATAAAATCTTGTTGTAATAACATCATAATAAAAATCTCCAATTAACCCAAGGTTATTTGAAGGAAGTCCTGAGCCATTTAAAATGGTTCTTCCTCTTGGTCCTTGTGGACCAGGAGTTGAAATTATTACTTTATTTTTGGTTTCTTTTACTATTACTTTTTCAGCCATCAGATGGTAACCGATCTACTGAGCGTCATAAAACCCTCAAGGAGTTTTATTTTATTCCCATTAGAATCGATTATCATAATGTCATAAGAAGATTTTGGATAGAACAGTTTATTTGTTTGGGTTGGTGTCATTTTTACAGACAATGTTCCTTGAGGACCATTTATTGTAATTCCCCCACTTGGTGAAGTTAATGTAAAAGCTAACTTCGATCCACCTTGGGTGTCACGAACCTGCATCTTTGCAGATGCACCAGTAATATCAATAGGCGTTACTTCATCTTCTAAAGTGTATTGAACTTCAAAAATGAATGTAGCATTTTGATCTACTTCAAAGTTTTTTGATACTGCCATTTGCCATAGTCTCCTAAATAGGAATACTCCTGTACCAATTTTAGCACAGGAGTATTTCTAATTGACTGCTTAGATAGATGCCTTTTTAAAACCAAATTCTTGGTTACTTGGGCTTAGTGCCTTTAAAATAACTGGGGCTACTGCTGCAACTCCACCTAGAAGAAGATCTCTAGGGTTTGTGTTTCCTGTCATATATAAAGCAATTGCTGCTGAAAGAAATGCTCGTGCATATGTTCCAAGAGCTGCTAATAATTGTTCTGTCATTGTTACCTTTCCATCTTTGTTTAAATCCGCTTTATCGAATTTAGCCATTTTATCATCTCCATTTTGGGCGGTATGCCCAGAATTTTGGGTTTCCCCAATCCTATTATTCTACCACTATGCAGATATATCTACAAGCTCGCAGTTTCCATCTGAGCTACATGCTAATGTTGCACTTGGTGAAGTTCCATCTTCTGTTTCATAAAAAGATAAATCTTCCCAACGAATACTTTTTGGCATCTTTGACACTAATAAATTATACTCTTCTTTTGAAACTTCCTGATAAGGTGCTTGCTTATATGTGTGATCTGAATGAGGTAGGAATGAAATACCAGATACTTCATCAAAATGTTTATAGACCCATGCCCCTACTTCCATCCATTCATCTTCTTTTACTGAAACTGTAATTGATGGCTTATGTTCACACCATGCACGTTGGTAAACCAACCAAATGTTTAGATGTTCAATGGCTGTTAAGTCATTTCTAACAATTGCACCTTCTGGTGCCTTTACTGGAAATGAAAATACGTATGTATCATTTGGTTTCATTACGTCATCCTCTACTGGAATTCCAACTTCTTTTAAAAATGTAGAGATTGGATCTCCTTTTGAACCACGTACTGTACGAATATAATATGGAGAATGCCATGGATGCATACCAGAAGAGACTCCTACTAATTGAGAAACTGTACCAGAAGGCTTTACGCAAGTAATTGCTGCAGATTCTGGAATACCAATTCTATCAGCTTCTTCTTTATTTGCTTCTCTTGCTTTTTCACGAAGAGACATTAAAAATGCTTCCAGAGATACAATATCCTCTTTCCCAGACATAAACTTATGTCCAAATTGTCCAGTTAAGGAAACACCTAATAGTCTTTCTTCTTCCGTATTGTCTTTCCAAATTTTACGTAGGTATTTAAAATCTGTTAATGTTGATTGCCAAGTTCCTAGTATGGTTGCAAGCTTTACTTTTCTTTCAATATCTTTTTTTGTATCATTTTCACGTATGACAACTTCTGATAGATTACAGAATTGATAAGGGCGCAAAATAATCTCTGAACATGGATTAGTTCCATAGTGTATATCTGCATCTCGTCTACCAAATTTTGCTGCCTGCGCTTGAGCTGCAGCAACATTATAAATGCCACGCTCTCCAGACTTTGAATCGTAAAGAGATTTCCATTCTGCAATAAATTGTTCCATTTGTGGCTTTCTTGAATATGCAACAGAATTATTTGATAAAGCACGCTGTGGGCTTTGTTCCCACCAATTACCTGATTTTGCTTGTGCCATTTCAATATCGTTTATATTAGATAAAGATATCATTGCTGATCTACGAACTCCGCCAACAACTACAACTTCACCAATCTTACACATTATGTCATGACACTCTATTGGCTTAAGATTTCTTCCTGTAGCATTTTTAAATTTTGCAATAGTAAAATCAAATAGGTTTATAAGTGGCTGTGGCCCAGATGATCTTCCTCCCATTGTTTTAAGTCTTGCTCCTGAAGGGCGAACTTTTGAAACATCAATTGCTGGTATATGTCCAGTCCAAAGCAAAGCAAGTAGTTCACGATATGCTTTGGCCCATCCTTGTTTAGAGTCTTCAACTACAATAACAGTATCGCTTTTTTCAAGTTTTTCTGGTACGGATGGTAGCTTATTAATATATTTATACTCTACTGAAAACCCAACACCAGTTCCGCACATAAGTACATACATTGTTTCATCAAAACTGCGTGGTGAATCAACTGGAAGAAAAGCGCAGTTGTATCCAGCAACATTATCTCTTTCTAAAGCTGCTCCAGAAGTCATTACAGATCTCATCGATGGCATTACATTTCGTTCAAAAACAAACTCTTTTAATTCCGCAACAAGCTTTTCATTTGGAATGTAGTTATAATTTTCTTTTAAATGGTTAGTCATAAATTTAAAGTATCTATCTACTGTTTCTCCCCATGTTTCTCTACGACCTTCTGCTTCTACCCATTTTGCATATCTAGATAAAGCAATAAAGTTTTCATAGGGATTTGCAATAGTTTGTGACATTTGTTATACGACCTTTTCTCCGCCTTGCGGTGTAAATTTTATATGAAATCCTAGTGTATCAAACTTTTTTTAAAGGGGGAAGGGGTTAGAAAATTTTTTAAAAATTGGTTCAAAGGCATTAGCAGTCAACTGATTCCATCTATACTCTTCATGTATCTTAGTTGCTTGAGAGTAGTAATAACCAGAGTAAGCATTAAAGTTTAAAGACACTTCTCTCATAAGCTCAAGTAGATGTTGACGGTTTGGCTCAAACACTTTGCCTTCATGTGGAAATGGCCAAGGAGAATCTATTAGTTCAGATTTTAATTTTAGTGGACCTAAATACTTTTTATAATGTGCCCATGAATATGTACAAATTGTTGGCATTCCTGTTGCTAATGCTTGAAGAGGAATAAATCCAAATCCTTCTCCGTAACTAGGATAAACTAAAACATCGTGATTGTGATAAAGTTTAATTAGATCTTCTTCGTTTAAATCATCAGTTATAACATTTACATTACTATACATATTTTGAGGAAGCCCTATTATATTTTTATCCAGATAGTTATTATAAACTCTAGTTGTATTCACGTTATAAGCTTTTATTGTTAAAGAATATTTAGGGTCATTTCCAAACAATGACAAGAATGCATCTAATACCATCTGCCCCGCTTTTCTTGGGGCGGGCTCCCCAATATGCAAAAACTTAATTACACCGTCATCAATTCTTTTTTTAGGCGACCAAGCAGCTGAAATGCCATGAGGAAAAACTTTAATATTAGAATACCCATTTGATTCAAAAACATTTGCACACCAGTCTGAGGTTGTCCATATTTCATCTACAAGATCTAAATTTGATTTCCATGAAGAAGGAATTACAGTTGACTCCCATGGGGTATATGATATTTGATATTGTTTTCTATGCATTTTAAAATGATCTGGTTGAGAAAAATTTAGCTGTACTGGTGCTTTTGAACTTTGAAAAGGAACTGTATGTCCTAGGTTAGTTAATGATTTAACTATGTTTAATCCAGCATAACCATAGCCATTATTATTTTTCATATTAATAGTTGGAGTAGAAAACGATATTTGCATAAATCCTTCCTGGTTGACTGGCTTGACACTACTTGCTAGTAGATGTTATTATTATAGTTCGTTATCTCTCTAAAGGAGGAAATGCCAATGGAGAATATAAAACAAAAGATGAGCGATTTTGCTCATAGTACGACTGTAATAGTAATGATAACATTATTTCTATTTACAAACAATACTGTGCTGCCCGCTCAAGCTTTAAAAGTACAACCAAAGACAGAAGTACAACTTAAGAAAGAAACCTTAGAAAAGTACAGCAATACTGTTTACAAGCCTTCGGAAAAGCTTTCAGACTATCAATTGAAAGAACTACTGGCAGCAGTAGGTTTTGAAGGAAAAGCCCTTAGAACGGCTTGGGCCATAGCTAAGACGGAGTCCAGCGGACGCCCATTAGCATACAATGGCAACAGGAATACTGGAGACAGTTCCTATGGAATTTTTCAGATCAACATGTTGGGAAACCTCGGTGTTGCTCGTAAAGAAAAATTTGACCTGAGATCAAATGTACTATTATTTGATCCAGTAATAAATGCAGAGATAACGTACTACATGACCAATGGCGGTTTAAATTGGTCGGCTTGGAAAGGGTTAACCCCAAGAGCCAAGGAGTTTTACTTAAAATTCCCAACTACACAGAAGTAGGAGAAAATGCGTAGGATACAGTATGTATCTAAATACATAGCACTTTCTGAAGAAGGCCTTGTACCTAGACTGGAATGCCCACTAGATCAAGGTCTTCTTCTTTCTAACCAAACAGACTTAGATGAAGTATATGTATATTGCCTTTCTTGCGAATATAAAAAATTCATAGGCTTTGGCTTTTACGATGAAATAATTAAGGCGGTAAAAAAATATGGATAGCAAAGACGAACAATCGATAGAAGACAATCTTCCTATGGTTAACTATATAATGCTTCACAGAATATATGACATGCTTACTGTTATTGCTAATAAATTAGTTGGTGGCGATGAAATTAATAAAATGGTAGAATATCATGAAGCAGGATATCTTTTAGGCCCAGCACCTTCTTACAATGCTGGATTAGATGAAAAGGAATAAAAATGGATAAAGAAAAAATTGTACTTGCATTACTAGAAAAAATGAATAATGATACTAGATCTGCTGGCTTACAAAATGGGATAGACCTTATGCAGATAGAGCAGCAAATTATTTCAAATGCTGACGGATTGCATTATCTTTT